CGCCCCTGTTGGGCGTCACCCTTAATGTTGAACACTTCAACAATCCATCAGTATGTTAACGCAAGAACGTTTCACTATTCACCCATCATCTGGGGATCTGGTCTCTTTCGAGCCCTATTCCAAACTCTATGAGTGGGTAGCTGAACCTCCGGAACCTTCTTTCTCACTTCTATTACCGACGTCCTCAGCAATGAGGATATTGGAACGTAGGACGAGGAAGGTTCAGGGCGAGAAGAAGCACAGAACTCGCGTATGGAACTCCTTTGAGCACTGGAAGAGTGCAACTGGAGAACCGTCGCGAGGCTTCGACCTGCCCGTTTATGTCCAGAAAGGCCTTTGGGTCTATCGGGGCATAATGAAGGAGGTGTACTCTGGGTACGCACAAGATGACGTGCTCAGTGGTGTCAACGCTCAACCGTATGGCGACGCGGGAAGGTTAGATAAAGACCTTCCATCGTTTGTCTCGTCGGGTCCTGACGGGGACACTATTGTCCTCCCAGATAATGTTGATAATATGAATACCTATGCCTTAAGGCATATGTTGCCAATTATCAAGCAAGAATTAAGCCTAGTCAATTCTGTAATTGAACTACGGGACTTAAAGACCCTTCGAGGAACACTTCGTTCACTTGTAAAGTTCTTGAAGGAATCCCCTAAAGGGGGGAAATTCAAGACATTGAAAGAAGTGCTCCATTTGACGGCCGATTCCTTCCTTCAATGGAAATTCGGAATCGGACCGTTAATATCTGACATAATGGGCGTTTACCGCTCATTTGTCGGGCTGTCAAGTCGTATAAACGACCTAATCAGTCGCGCGGGTCGACCCCAAAGAAGGCATTATGCCTTCCGTTGGGTGGAGTATGCTAACATTATTGACGAGCTCGGTAGCCCATATCAGGTTTACGGCACTTACTCTGTTGAAGAGGGTGTCGGTCCTGCCGTGGGTTACTCCGCAAGTCGTACAGTTAAGTACGCTCCGTCGACGTTTCATGCCGAGATCGAGTATAATTACAATTATACTCAATTCCAGATCGAGAATGCTCGATTGTTGGCTATTCTGGACAGTCTGGGAGTCAAGTTGTCTCCCTCCATTGTTTGGAACGCCATCCCCTGGACATTCGTAGTCGACTGGGTGCTCCGTATCGGAGATTACCTAGAGAACTTCGAATTAGCGAACATGAAACCGCAGATAAACATACTGCAATACTTGTATACCATTCGGAGATCGCGACAAATTATCGTCAAAAGAGGCCTAAGTGAGGCACTCGCTGGCGACTTCGTCGTTCCCTCTCTTGGGATACAGTATCACTACCCATCAGTTCAGCAGACGTGCTACAAGCGCGTGGTTGGACTGCCCAGTAGGAGCTCGATTGAATCGAGCGGCCTGAGCTCCAAGGAGTTCACGCTCGCCGTAGCTCTCGCAATTACGCGAAAGCGAAAGCGGTTCAAACGAGGGTAATATTACCCTCACTCTGGTTCCATGACGGACCCAGCATCACCAAACGGATAGTAAAAGCATGCTAAGTAATACACTTAACACGAACGAAGTGAAGAACTCGGCGGGGACTGAAGTTGAATTCAGTCGCCTGTCTACTTCTGACCGAAATACGGTGTTTGCGCAAATCGCGGAAACACCGTCCCTTCCACATCGCCTGAGCATTCAGCATCAGGAGACGGGGACGGGGATCAAGAGACGGCGTCGATCAGTCGTCAGGTTTGATAAAACAACCCTGAGCGGCGTCGATACCGTCACACCGATCACGACTTCTGGTTACTGTGTCCTGGATTTCCCCGTAGGGGGAGCCAGTTCCAGTGCCGAAGCCGCCAATGTACTCGCGGAGTTGATGTCGTTTATGGCCTCTTTAGGGGCCTCCACGACGATTCTCTACGATGGCACTGGTAACGGCGCGAAGTCTCTTCTCGAAGGTGGTTTGTGACCACTCCGGGACGAGTTAGTTCAAGGCGGGGAAGTTTCATTATTGTTTCCTTTATCCTTGCCTGTTTTATGGGCTTGGCTATTGGTTGCAATCTGAAGCTGACTACTGACAAGTGGAGGTTGGACGTAACTGTCCTTACCAACTCAAGTTAGTAGCCTTTGGAATCCGGGGAGTAGGCGCACGAGTGTGCGCCTACTCTTGCCGGTCCAATTATCTCCGTCTCTATGACGAACCTAGTTCTATTACGACTCAGGCTGAATCGCCGCTGTGTAGTCACTTACGTTGACAATCTGGGCTGTCTGCCACCAGGCAGGTGCGTTCGGATTCGGCAACGGGGAGATTATGTCGTAAGACGTATCTCTCATAATACAGATCAACGGCACGTTCCGAATTGTTATCGGAGCGTAATACCCTAGATCTGCGTGACCCCAAGTAAGCGGTTCAGGCCATGGCCTGTTAAGGCCATTTGAGTTGTACTGAGCTGTATGTTCCCCGCCATATGTCCCGGGAGCCAACACTCGAACGTCCATCCTTGGAGTTCCGTGCGGTGTCCCGTTCTCGATGGTGGGTTCATACTTCGTTCTGGGTAGCTTCATTGTTATCCTTAACAAGGGTAGTTGTAGTTCGTTCAGAATGGAATCACGGTGTATTGCATGCTCTAGGATGGCTACCTTATGGAGCCAATTAAGAGCCTAGATGAAGTAAACCTCATCGCTGCACTGCTCCGTGACGTTCAAAACGTACATGGTTCAGTGTTCAACACTCGCAATCTGCGTCTCACAATCGAAAAGGTGAGGCACAGAGTGACTAACGAAGGATTAGGTTTTCTCACGAAAACCTTACCACGTCTTGGCAAAGCCTTTGATAAGGCCCTTTCCGAGAGCACTAAACTGAACTCTGTTGAGCTTGGGTTCGATCCCTTGCCTAACAGTAAGCTTCCCAGGTTTCTGGGTGAGCTTTTTCAGCTAGTACTCTCACAAGACGGTAGTATCCTTCCTGATCCGTGTCCTAATTCGATCAGAGTAATACGGGATATCTTGTACATGTTTTACAAGTACGAGCTCCCTTACACCGATGAACAAGAACAACAAGTCATCCAAAAGTTCGAAAGAACCGAAGATGACCTTGAACACGTCGACAACACACTTCGGGGCTTATTCTCCAGAAATGAAGAAGATTGCCTTCGAGGGAATGGTGGACCCGAACGGCATAGCGTGCAAACGTTATGTCGCGAGGTGCCACCTGATATACGACCAGGACCCGAAGGTCCGCAAGGCCGTGTCTCTGTTGATCGCCGTGATGGACCTAGCTATCGCGACCCGTTAAAGTCGCGACGGCTCCGAGCCATCGTAGCCCGGCGAGCGCAAAAGCTTCTTGCGAAGTTATTTGCCTCGTTTGACCCGTTGGATATTCACCCTCGGCACGGACCGGGTGCTGTTGCTACAAAGCAGCAGCTCTCGGATAAGTACCTTTGGTCGAATGTCTCGAGTCGCATCACAGAGCTGTACCCCTTTGACGCGTATTTCTGCGCGTCTCTAGGCCACGTCTGTGATAGTTACCACATGTTTAAACATGTGGCACAAGAGTCCCTTCCAGCACGGGTTGTGCTGGTCCCAAAGGACTCTAGGGGACCCCGCCTAATATCTTGCGAACCCGTTGATTATCAATGGATTCAGCAAGGCTTAGGTAGGGCCATTGTTCAGTTAGTGGAGTCCCATTACCTCACCCGAGGTTTGGTTAACTTCACTGAGCAACGCCATAACCGTAACGCTACCATTGCTGGTAGTAGTAACGGGAAGTGCGCGACCTTAGACCTTAATGAGGCCTCTGATCGCGTAAGCGTTGAGCTAGTTCGCCTGCTGTTTCCAGAATCCATTATTGGGTATCTGGAAGCTTGCAGGAGTTTATCGACTGAGCTACCTGATGGGAGGGTAATCAAGCTACGGAAGTTCGCGCCGATGGGAAGCTGTCTTTGCTTCCCTATCTTAGCGCTCACTGTCTGGGCTATCCTAACCGCAGCTGCTCCTGATCAGTATACGAAGGATCGTATACTTGTGTATGGTGTTGACGTGATTGTTCCCACCGATTACTCGGCGAACGCAATCGAACACCTCGAATCATTTGGTTTAAAGGTAAACCGTGATAAGAGTTGCACCACTGGATTCTTTAGAGAATCATGTGGCATGGATGCCTACAAAGGCACATGTGTCACTCCTGTCCGCTTGCGGACAGTGTGGTCGTCAGAACCTTGCCCTGAAGTCTATACCAGCTGGATCGCTTATGCGAACCAGTATTGGGATAGAAAGTACTACCACGTTTACGAGTATATCGTAGAACGATTAATCCATATATACGGATCAATCCCGAGCAAGAGCATGAATCTTTCATGCCCAAGCTTGTGGTCTGTACCCGATATGGGCCCGAAGTTACGCAGACGTACGAATAAGAGTTTACAAAAACTCCAATACTACGTCCTTGACGTAAAGTCGCCCTCAGTTACTAAAGTCATAGACGGTTGGTCAATGTTGCTCCGCTTTTTTGCGGAATCCACCACTGATACTCCCGTGCTACGACCTGAGGCCGTCCCAAACAAACCTTGGACTCCATTGATGGAGACCAGGGCTTTCTCGGTCAGTCAATACACGAAACGTCGGACGAGCATTCTCGTCCGTCGTTG